GGTGCCGGATCGAGGTTGCATGAAGAGCGCCCTCGTGTCCGTCGCTGACACCGCGCACATGATGCGGCTTTGGCTGATAGACCACCATTACGGGGCGACGGCCGACGAAGTCGTGGCGATGACGAGACTCGTCCTTGAGCAAGAGCGATACCTTCTCGACAGAGAGGGCGATCTCTAAGCGTCCGTCCGACCATACAGTCGCGCCATGCCCTGCTCGGCGAGCTTCGACCGCTCGCCGAGATAATGCGCATCCAGCATCTGCGAAACGGTACGGCTGCTGTGCCCGGTAATCGACGCGATTTCCGACACTGTGCAGCCGGCGAGCGCGAGCCGCGTCACGGCGGTCCCGCGTAAATCGTTGAAGGTCTTTCCGGTCACACCGGAGTCCTTGATCGCCTTATGCCAGCTCGACCTAAAGCCATCTGACGTCCACGACTGGCCTCGTGCGTTCACGAGGATCGTCGGCGCTTCCCCTTTCCTTCCCGCCTTCCGACGCTCCAGCATATCGCGCAGCGGCCCGCCGACTGGTATCGCCACGCGCGCCCCGCGCTTTCCCTGGCGCCGGCGGATGCTCGTGCCGTCATACGCATCCCAAGTCCACGACAGCACGTCGCCTTGCCGTTGACCTGTCCAAAGCGCCAGAACCGTCGCATCGGCGACATGCGGCGGCGCGACCTTCAGCACCTTGGCGATCTCGGTCTCGGTCCAAACCTTCTCAGTTCTGTCTGCTTTGTATAGCGTCCCGCCGCCGGAACAGATGTTGCGTGTCAGCTTTTGACGCCGCACGCCGAACGACAAAACAGTCGACAACATCACGAAAAGCGCGTCGGCGGCGCGCGGTGTGGCGGCCATCCCGTCGCGCCACTCCAGAATGTCGGCGGCGAGGCGCTGGTCGCTCAAAAGGCGCAGCGTCACGGCGCCGAACTCGGCCTCGACCTTCGGCAACAGCCGGTCATAGTCCTTCTGAGTGCGCGGCTTCTTTCGGCTGTAATCGGTCGAGCGGCGAAACTCGGCGATCAGTCCGGCGAGCGTCCCTTCGCGCTTGTCCGGCTCGGCCCGCTTGGCTAGGGCCGCGCGCCATTGTTCCTCGTATTCCTTAGATGACGGATCGGCCGTGAGCCGGGGGCCGCCTCGCCAAGCGTATCGATATTTGCGTTCCACACCTGACGCGAGCGTCTTGGTGACGATGTGAACGCCGCCTAACTGGCCGTCTTTCCGCTTTGCCCTCGGCACCGCTCGAACTCCGCTTTGATCTCTGCATCCGACATTGCCGCCGGATCGTCGGCCCGCGCTTGCTCGGGCGGCGCGGAGTCGATCGTATCGGCGGCGGTCAACCGACCTGCGCCGTCGAAGTGAAGGCGCAAGTGAACGCCTTCACGCTTCGCGACTCGAAACAAGCGCGCGACGTCCGCCTCGGAAAATGTCTTTACGCGAGGCATGCTGGAGTCTCAACTCCCGACACGTTCGACAAACCGAACATCAACGCGAGCCTCGGCCAGCATCTCGCGCGCGACCGTGTGGCCGTGCGTCGTCTCCGACCAGTCTGGTTCGGTCGTAACGAGCTCGACGATGCCCGCTTGAATGATGGCGCGGGCACAGTCGGCGCACGGGTAGAGCGTCGAATAGATGGTGCAGTCGAGCGTGCGCGCGCCGGTCGCCGCAGCGTTGTAGATGGCGTTGCGCTCGGCGTGTTCCGTCCATCTGTATTTCGTCGGCCGTTCGTGCCGCGCCTCGACCGTGTCGTCGATCCCGCGAGGGAAGCCATTCCAGCCGGTCGACACGACGACGTTGCGCTCGTCGACGATCACGGCGCCGACGCGCCGACTACGGTCCTTCGACTTGCGGGCGGCAAAACGCGCCATGCCCATGAAGTAATCGTCCCAGGACAAGCACGGTCCGCGTCGATCAGTCTCTTCGGCCTTGCACTCTTTCGGCGCCACGTAGACCAAGTTGGCCCATGTGTGGGACCGCGCGTGACGGTTAAATTCCTGCAAGCCGAGCACGAAATCCTTACAACTGAATATCATGGTTTTTCCGTCTCCATCAGTTGTTGACGTAGCCGCGCGGCGTCGGCTCGCTCTTTTGCGAGCGTGGCCTCCAATCGCCGGACGGATCGCTTAAGTCTGTAGACTTCACCAGAAAGCAGCCTTATGTCGGAGCGTAGCCGCTCGACAGTCTGATCGCGGGAGTTAGACTCTATAGTCATGAGGTAGCCCTTCGTGCCGCATTAAGACGTTAGCGCTCTTATTTGGTGCATCTGCCGTTTTAGCTTGTCGCGCTCGCTCTCAAGGACGGAACATCGCCGCTTGAGCCTTGACTTTTCCGACATCAGCGTTCGGATAGTATCGCGCAACTTAGGTGCGTTTGCGGACAGTCGCGCTCTTTCCCTTAGCGCCTTATTTTCGTCGCGCAGCTTCTTGACGACACCACGCAACGCCTCGTCACATTCTTTCCCCGCCCCCGGCGCGACGCGCGGGATCGGTCTTGTCCAGCCTTCGACCGGCCGAGTGATTCGCACCTTGTTCCCTTCACGGTCGATCCACGCGCACGCTCTGTCATCGAAATAGACGTCCGGGATAACGCGCCCATTCACGAGGATGAGGTCGACTGCCGATCCGTCCCGCGGTGCCGCCGTGTCTCTGTTCCACGTCATTTCTTGTACCTCTCCGCACGCCAGCCAGCGGCCACGACCGGACACCCGTCCGCCCATGCCGGCAGCTGGCACATGACTTTGCAAACGTCGTCGACCGACCCGAAGTCCTTCGGCACCTCGACGACAAGCTCGTCGTGCACATGCATGACAAGCGGATACCCTGCGGCCTCAACGAGCGGCATCGCGTGCGCGAGGATGTCCCGCGCGACCGCCTGTGTGCAGTTCTCTGCAAGCAAACCGCCGTACGCGAACTGACGCTTCCACTTTCGCGTAGTGCTGTCGACGCCCATGTATGAGACGGAATCTTTCCAGACCGGGTTGCCGCCATCATCGGTCCAGGGCATTTGCTTTGGTCGGATGTCCGGATACGCATACCAAAGTGATCGGCCGCTCGGCAGGCGGAACTCAAGGAACGAGCCGTTGAGTTGAAAGCCACACCGGCCGACGGCTTGCCAGCTCATCAGACCGTCTTCGACGGTCCGCATCGCCGCCGCCTCTAACTCATACCAAAACGACTTGATCGCGGGGTTCGACGCGCGCCAGGCGTCGCGGATCTCTTCGACACGCGCCTTGGGCAGCGTCACGCCGTAGTTAGCACCCATCTTGTTGAACGCGCCGACGCCCCCTTGATAGCCAAGGGCGAGCTCCATCACCTTACCGACTTGGCGCTCATCTTTGCTAACGTCGCCCGGATCCTTGCCGAAACCCGCGCCGTAGGCGACGCGGTAAAGGTCGTGGCCTTCGCCGCGGTCGAACGCCCGGAACGCATCAAGCTTCCACTCTTCGCCGGCGAGCCACGCCAGCACGCGGCCTTCGATGTTCGCGTAGTCGGCGGCGATTAGATCATGGTCGGGTGCCGCCTGGATCAAACCACGTAGGCAGTTTGAAATGGCCGACTTCGGTGCGCCTATGAATGCCTCAACCAGCACCGCATCGCCGGTGCCGATCAGCGTCAACGCCTCTGCGACGTCGAACCCCTCGTCGGTGCGCTTCATGTTCTGAGTCTGAATGCGGCGCCCACCCCACCGGCCGGTCGAGGCGCCGTTGAACTGGAGCAGGCCGCGCGCTCGGCCGTCATCGTTCCGGCTGCGCAACATCGCGTTGACCTTGGCGACGGACGTCTTCGCGAATTCGAGACGGATCTCCAACGCGGCGCGCACGTCGGCCGGCAACTCTTCGTCTTCCAGCAGATCGATGACGACGTCCTTCGCCACGCTGTCGACCTTGACATCCCGATCGCAGCAGAACTGTCGGAGTCCCTGAACGTCCGATCCGCCGGCCACCTCGAAGCACGTGGTAAGGCGCATGCGCTCTGTCAGCGCCTCGTCGGCTTGCGCGGCGACGATCTTCGCGGCTTCGCAGCTTTCGACGTCGATCCGCACGCCGCGATCGTTGACGCGCTGGTCAAGTTGCCACAAGGAGAGCTCGCGCTTGCCGAGGCGCCGGACGCGCTTTGCGATCTCGCGCTCGACGCGCACGTCCTGGCGACAGTAGGCGTAAAGCCGCTGCAGCCGGTCGTCATCCTCCCACCAGATGATCGTGCCGTCGTCTTCGATCTTCCGCGGCTTGCTCATCTGCAGCATCAGCCGATGACCGGCTGCATCCTTGCGGATGTCGAGACCGACGGCCGGCGCGGCGTCCTCCAGCTTGCCGGGTAGCGCCTGGCCAAGTGCTTCGACCATCGTGTCGCGCCATTGCTCCAGCGCCGGGACCGGCCAGCCGTAGCGCGGACCGGCGATGTGCCGGAAGATCAGCCGTTCGAAACCGCCAGCGTTCCATCCTCGCACGAGACCGCCGTCGCGAATGTGCGCCGCCGCGCGATCAGGGACCGGATCGGCCGGCGTCCACAGCTCGACCTCGTCGTCACCAATGGCCCACGCCAGACAGAGGATGTCGGTCGATGGATCTTCAGCGTAAACGTAGCTGCCCGCCTTCTTGAGATCGACGGCGCTGCGCGTCTCGAAATCTAGACAGAGCGTGTCGGCGAGCTCGCTCATGTCAGCGTCTCGCGGATCGATTCGACCGCAGCCGGTACCTGCTGCGCTGTCGCCTTGTCCATCAGTTTCATGTGGCAGACGGTGGCCTGGATGCCGAGCGCCGCGGCGAGGCGTCGGTACGCTTCGCTTCGGGTAAGCCCGTGGACCTGCCACAGCACGTCAAATGCAGCGTGTGCCCGGCGCCGCGCGAGGTGTGTTTCGGCGTCGACGAGCGGGCCTTCGTGCCAAGCCCACAGCCGGCAAGGCTGGCAGTCAAAGCGCACGCCGAACCGGGTTTCGAACCGAGCGGCGTCGGCCCCGCACTTCGGGCAGGTGTCGTCTTTCATGACAAATCCCCATCAATCTCGGAAAGCATCGGTTTGCGCGGCGTCCGGTCGTCGATCCGGCACCCAACGCCAGGCGCTGGTTGCAGCGCGGACGCGCGGCGGTGACGGGCCTCACAAGACCGGCAATCGCCGAAACCGCCGACATACACCTCGCCGCAGATGCCGCAGGCCCAAACGCGCGATGGCGTTTTGCCGTGCGCGGTGCGCACGATATCGCGCCGGCTCATGACAGCATCTCTTCGGCGACGCGAACCTCGGCGAGCCTAGCCGCTACCTTGTCGTCAAGCGGCGCGCCCTCCCGCCGAAGCGTCGCCACGCCTCCACTCTTGTCGTTGGCGCGCAACACCAGCTCAGTGAGATCGACAGGCACGCCGCCGACCCAAACCGTGCGGGTCTCCACCGACACTGCCAAGCGTGGTCGGAAATGCCGACGGCGGTCTTTCGCGATGCACGCGGCCCAATCGCGCAATGCCTTGGCGTCAACTGAAAAGTCGGTCATGCGAGCATCGCCTCAAGCTCGACGCTGCGCGCCGTGACGTCAAAGCGGGACTCCATCTCGGCGATCCACTGGTCTGTGATATCGCAGCCGATGGCGTCGAAGCCCTCGGCGCCCGCAGCGGCGAGCGTCGAGCCAGACCCGGCGAACGGGTCTAGGATGGTGCCGCCGGGCGGGGTGATGAGACGGCACAGCCAACGCATGAGCGACTGCGGTTTAACGGTCGGATGCTTCGATCCGGCGCGGTCCGCCTTGCTTGCCTTGGCGCAATAAAAATACCGGCTCCACTCGGCGTCACCGAACGCCTCGCCGTCGTGCAGGACGTTGGCGGGCCAGCGGCCCTTGTCGCTGGCTACCAGCTCACCCCGCGCGGCGGCATCGGGGCGCCAGATGCCGCCGCGCGGGGTGGGCCATGAAGCGGGGGCATCCGCTCCTTCGATGCGACACGCATCGACGTTCACCGCCCCGGTGCCATGCGCGAGGACGTTGGCCGCGACCGTGCCGTCGAGCGGCTTGCGCGCGAGCACGATCGGTTCGAAGGCCGGCTTTAACGCCGTGCCCCAGCCTTCCCATGCGGCGGCGGCGGCGGTTGCGGGAGTGTCGCCGTCAACTTCATGGAATCCGCGTTCGCGCGAAAGCTCGATCCAAGGGCGTGTGTCCGAAGACCCCGCCATTGTGCCGCTGGTGGCGGCTCGTGGTTTGCGCCGCACCTTTTCGCGCTCAGCACCGAGCGCCTTGTCGATTCCCTTCGACACGTCGTGACTTTTCGGGAAGCCCGAGCCGTATAGCCAGAACAGCGTGTCGCGGATCTCGAAGCCCGCATCCTCAATCGCGCACACGAGCCGGTGAAAGGTGCGCGACCCGCCGAAGGCGACGAGGTGCGCGCCAGGCTTCATCGCCTCGCCGATCCGCACCCACGTCTCCGGCTGGAACGCCACGTCGCCGCCGTCCCATGCCTGGCCCATGAAACCAGCCGAAGCGCGCTTGTAGACGCCGCTCGGACCGTCGGACTTCGCCGCGGCCGAGCCCGCCTTGCCAAACCGCTTGACGATGCTCGTCAGGTGGTAGGGCGGATCGGTCACAACGGCGTCAATCGGCGGCAGGAAGTCGACCGCTTCGCGACAATCCCCGTGGAACAGACGGACGCCCATCAGCGCACCGCCCCACGCACTTCGGCGGGCGCCAGAATGACGGTCGGCAGCTCCAGCCATTTGGCATAGCCGATCTCGGCGAGGACGCCGACGCTCTCCAGCCAACCATGCATGGTGACGACGATCAGCCCGCCAGCCGAGGCCAACATGGTCCGGTTCGGCTCGGCCCAGGCCGCCGCGTCGGTGTCAATCGCGGCGCTCTTCGCGATCTCATGCGAGTGCGCGATCGGCGAATAGACGGTCACGCCGTGGCGCGTGAGACACCCGGCAACGCTGCACGCCTGCGCATGCGCCGCCTCGCGCCCTGCGTAAAACTTGGAATACGGAGTCGCCATATACCAGAAACCCGGCACGCTCCGCAGATAGCGCAGTGTCTCTTTTTGCATTCTCTTTTTCCTACAAATCAGACAAGCGGGGCGCGGGCCGACACAACGCCGGCCCGCGAGTTGGCGCTACTGCAGCATGTCCAGCGCGCTCATATAGAGTTCACGCTTCTCGGCCTCTTCGGCCCGCTTGTCGGCGTCGACCTTGCGCAGTTGGATGATCTGTCGAAGCACCTTGGCATCGAGGCCGTTGGCCTTCGCCTCGGCATAGATGTCCTTGATGTCATCCGCAATACCGCGCTTCTCTTCTTCGAGTCGCTCGATCCGCTCGACGATAGTCCGCAGCTGATCGCCGGCCACGCCACTGTTATGCCCGGCGCCGGGTGTCTTCTCTTCAGCCATCAGAGCACCCCGAACGCGCCGCAGATCGCCAGCACGACGACCGTCGGAAGGCCGACGATGATGAACAGCCAAACGACGTAAAGCGCGACGGCGGCGAGGCAGGCGCCGACCAGCGCCGGGAATTCGCGCATCATGCGAGCATCCCCTCATCTTCGTCCTCGTCGAGGTCCGCGGACGGCTGGAACTCCTGCGACGCCTTGGCCGGGGCGCCGGCGAGCGGGTCGTCGTGCTTCAGAAGCTGCACGTTGACCAGACCGAGCGAGATGCCTTTGCCGCCGCGCTCGTCTTCATAGAAGAACGGCTGGACCGACGTGCGACACCAGCGGCCGGCATAAATTTCGGTCGCCTCAGACTCGGCCGGGACTTCGTCGTTGTTCGGGTAGAAGACCACCTGCGGAGCCCGGCGCGCTGCGCCACTGTTCGTGTACTTTCGCGAGTTGGTGCGGATCGCGGTCGGGTAGTCCTCCGCGTAGCCGGCCAGCGACTTCACCTTCGCGGTGCGCAGGATCGGCACCCGGATGCCGGCGTCGGCGATGTTCGCGAGCGTCAACTCGCCGATAGCCTCAACCTCTTTCGGTTTCAAGTTTTCGCGCAGAAGCTCAGCGAACTTGGCGTGCAACACTTTGAACTCGGCCGATGGGGGAAAGAGGTTCGTCACCTCCCACCGGCGCTTCTTCTCGTCGGTCTCGCCGCGCGGCAGATTCGCCGTGATCAGCGCCGCATAGATCATCCGCGCCGGCGGCAAAAGGATGTTGCCGGTCTCAAGCGCCTGTGCCTTCATCACCTTGGCAGGGTAGGACATCGTTGCTCCTGTATATCTTAATTCAAGACAAAATGGACACGTCAGGCGAGCCAAATTCGTTCGCGGCCGAGGCCGGTCGAACTTCGACGCCTTTCGCACTGTCCGGCACGAGGTTCGTGCCGGACGATTTTCGGATGGTCAGACCGTCGAGCGCCGCCGCGCGCCGGTCCTTCGGCAACAGCTTTTCGATCTGCGCCGGCGACAGCAACTTCGGCGCGGCCATGACTTCGGATTCGTCGAGACCTTCGACGAGCGTCAAGGTTGCGAGTGCGGTCTGCTCGTCACCCCATTTCCGACGAGCTTGTTTGGCGACGAGCTTCATTCCGGGGATCTTCACCCCGCGTTCGGCCTCGGCGTGCGCATGCTCTGCGACCGCCTTCAGCCAGTTCCGAAGCGTGTCGGCGTCACGCATGGCCTGCGCCAGACGCTCCGGCGTCATCAGCCGCGGCGCCTGAAGCGTCGACGGGTCGAGCTCGCCTGCTTCGTCGAACTCGGCTTGCGCAACGGCGAGCGCCGCGGCGCGGTTCGCCTCGCACGCACCGGCGGCACGACAGAACTTGCAGTGATCACCGGCGACCAGCGGGGCGGACGGATCGTCGGTCGCCTTGGCCGCTTCGCGCAGCTCGGCCTCGAACGCCGCCATGCGTGCCGGTGTGGTCTCCCACGTGCGAACCGGCCCGTCGCGGTGGTGCGCCCGCGGCTGGACGATGACGAGCACCACCTTTTTGACGCGGCTGTTGTGCAGCTTGCGTAAGGCGCCGACGCCGTACGTCATGGCCTGGCGATTCTCTTCGACCTCCACCACGACGCCGCGACCATGCTTGTAATCGCAGACGTAGAGGGTGCCGGACGCCGGGTCGAACACGATCGCATCGCCGGTGCCGAACATCGACTCGTGAACATGCGTCAGGTCGATGCGCTGTTCGATGTTCCGCCATGCGTCCGGGTGCCGGTCACACAGGCCGCGGACGAAATCGACGTAAACTTCGACCGCCTCGACCATGTCTTCGTCGATCTGCCAGACGTGCAGACCGTCGGGCTCGCCGTCGCGCTCGATCTTGCCGGTGCGCACATCAACGAAGCGGCCGAGATAGTCCCACGGCGAGACGTCCCCGCGATCGTCGGAGAGACAGACCGTCGCAAGTTCGTGCGCCGCGGTGCCTTCGTTCGCTGCCGCGCTGGCGCTTTGCTCCGGCATCTGCGCCTCAAGCGCTGGCGACCCGGCGCACGCCATCCAGCGCGCCGCACTCGACGGCGCAAGGCGAGCATGCGCTCGGCCGCTGTGCGGCGCGGCGGTCACGCTTTGGGCGCCTTGATCACGCGATACGCGACGATTCGTGAACGGTATTCGATATCGCGGCTCCACTCCCAGTCGGCCGCCACGAATCCGCTGTTCCTCGGAAAGGTGTGGTCTTCGCGGCTATAGCCGAGCAGAACCTGCACAGGCGTGTTGCCTGGGACTGGGCACTCGTCGCCAGTGTGCTCGATCCATTCGCCGGAATCGTCCGGATACCAATGCTTTTCTGCCGGTGCCGGCCGAACGACCTTATACGCGACGATGTTGCACGGCCGTCCGACCCTATGGTGGATCCACTCGTAAGTTTCGGCCGAGTTAAAGCAGCGCACGTAATCCTTGTCGTCCCTCTCACCGCGCAGCAGCACCTCGACGATCGCTTCGTCGTGCACTCGGCACGGACCGCCGTCATGTTCGACCCATTCGCCGGAGTCGTCCGGATACCAAGGCATATCGGCAGCAGAAACTCGCGCGTCGTTTGCCGACATCTCGCCATTGCGAACGTGTTCGATCGCCTTATCGGCCGGCGCGGTGCGCCAGTCCGGCCGATCGCGCAGTTCGTTTTCGCTTTGCTTTCGCAAGATCAAGCGGACTGCGGCTTCCGCCGCTCCGACCGCCGACCGTTCGCTGTAAGCGAAGGCGTTCTTGGTGGCGCGCGTCAGTCCGTCCAGCGCCAGGATCACGACGTCGACCCACTCGTCGGGCGATCCGTCCGACTGCTCGATTTCGACCAGCTCCTTGCGGATGTGGTCGATGACGCCAGCCGTGCGCTTGCCGGGGCCGAACGTCGCCCGGCTGAACGCGATTTGCCGCGTCAGATGATCTTCAAAGCTCGTCACCTTTTGTCCCCCTTCGATAAGGCGCAGCGGCGGTAATTCACGCCGCAAAGCGTCTCGGTTTCGCTTGTGGATCTGGACGGCCAGCGCGGTGTGGTAGCCGGGGCTCTTGGCGAAATCCGCCCTCGCCGCCTCAAGCACCGCCGTTTCACGCTGGACCTCTTCGACGGTCACACCCATGGGTGATGGATGATCGGCATCGGGCACTCATCGGCCGGCAGCTGGCACGTGCCGCGGTTGCGGACCCGACCGCACCGCGGGCACACCGTCGGCACGAGGGCCTGCGCCGGGCCGGGCGGCGGTGCCGCTGGCTGCGGTGCGGGTGTCACGCTGCCGCCTGCCGCTCGGCCAGGATGACCTTCTTCAGTTCATCCCGCGTGGCCCGCTTGGTTGCGCCGCGATTCGCGCGACGGCGAAGGCGGGGAGGCGTGCCCTGCGGCGCATGCGGCGCCTTGTATCGGTGGTGTCCGTCCGGGTGCATCCCTTCGCAGAGACCGACCATGAAGGACTCAGCGGCGTTCATGCCGGGTCTCCCGTCGGCGGGGGCGGCGTCACCGTGAAGGCTTCGCCGGCCGCGACGACGCACGACTCGCCGCTGGCCATGGACAGGATCGCCGTCCACGTCCCGTCCGCCGAGACGTAAAGCTCCAGAACGCGGCGATCGTTCTGCAGACCGAAGGCCCACTGATGCTCGGCGAACTCTTTGGCGAGGATATCGACCAGCTCGGCGCGCGGCTTGCACACCGGCGCCGCGGCGAAGGCCGGCGCGACGGCCTGGCAGGACGCCAGTGCGCCGAGCGCCGCGAAGATTAGGGCCGTCTTGATTGTCGTCATTTCTGCTCCTTAAAATCTACAATCCAGACAAGCGAATTACGCGAGCGCGGCGGCGTCCTCCCACGCTTTCGCGAAGGCGGCCAGCACGTCGGCGCGCTTGTCCTCCGGCACGTCGGACAGCTTCGCCACGCCGAGGGCGGCGAGCGTCGACTTGACGGCTTCCGGCGCCCCTGCCTCGACGAGCTTCTTGCCTGCGGCCTTCAGATCGTCGACGGTCGGCACCGCGGGCGCCTCCGGTTCGGTCGGAGCATCGGCGGTGTCGCCGTCGTCGCTGGTGTCGTCGGTCGGTTCGGCCTCCGCAGCCTCGGCGGTGCGCGCGGCTTCCATCTCGGCCTTCGTGCGCCGCTTGCGCTTCGGCTTGTCGGCGGTCTGCGCGTCGTCGCCCGCGTTCGTCTCGGCGCGGTCGGACATGCCGCCGAGCGACTGCGCCGCATCGGCGATCTGCGTGGCGATGTCGTCCATGGACTCGCCGGTGAACTTCATCTCGATCATGATATCCCCTCGGTTTTCAGATTTCACTTTGCGCCGCCGCGACGGCGCTGATGAACGTTGCCGCGACCTGCGGGACGATCGCATTGCCGTAGGCGCGCAGGCGTCCCACTCGGCCGGGTACCCCATGAGCCAGCGGCTGTGTGCCGGGTTCAACTGGCCGCCATTTGCCATCCCGGCATCCGAGCCAGTCAGCATCTCGCCAGTCGACGTGATGCGGGCCGGGCCGGTGGTTTTCGCCATGACCTGAAGATCCGTGATCGCCACACGATTCGCACCCGTGCCGTCCCGCTCGCCCATGCGCTTCTTCATCGCCGCATGCGCCGACGGCGACTTTCCGTCCGGCCTCGCTGTCGGCGTCGGCCAACCCGCCAGCATCACCGTATTCGGCAGTTCCGCTTTCCCGACGCCCGCCGACCCGCGCCCGTCCGACCGTATCGGCGTCGGCCAGCCGCTCACGAGCGCAACCGTCTTGCGGCTGCTGTCCGTGTTTCCCGCCGGGTTGTAGCGGCCCGGAACACCGGGGCTCCCCGCCATTGGCGTCGGCCATCCCGACGAACCAAAGACGTTGCCGGATGTGCGGGGCGCCGACGCCCGCAGCGCACAGATCGGCGGCCCCGACAGCATATCCCAGTGCTTCCAGGTCAGCGCGTACAGAGGCGAGCCAGCCCCGGCCATCGCGGCTTGCAACCTGCTCGCCAAAGACGACTGGAGGGCTGCACTGCGCGATGAGATCTCGCCAGACGGGCCACAGGTGCCTCTCGTCTTCGACGCCCCGGCGCTTGCCGGCCGCGCTGAACGGCTGGCAAGGGCAACTTCCGGTCCAGACGGGCCGCTCGTCAGACCATCCGGCGAGCCGGAGTGCGAGAGCCCAACCGCCGATCCCGGCGAAGAAATGGCATTGAGTGAAGCCGCGCAGGTCATCTGATGAAACTTCCTCGATCTTCCTGTCGTCGACTTCACCCGCCGCGATGTGCCCGGCGGCGATCAGCCTCCGGAGCCAGTCGGCGGCGAACGGCTCGCATTCGTTGTAGTACGCGGCCATTCGCCTGCGCTCCGGCTCGCCGACTTACTTGAAGCTCTTCACCGCGGCCTTGCCGGCCTTGGTGATCTTCGCGAAGGCGTAGCCGCGGCCGGCGGTTCCGGCGAGGGTCGCCGCTTCGTCCTTCTCGGCGAGGCCCATGCCACGCAGGCGGCCAAGCACGATGGCCGGGATGCGGGACGGCGCCGCGGCGAGGTTGCGCAGAACGGCCTTGTCGTTGTCGGTGCAGACGGGCGCGGCGGCAGTCATGGTCATTTTAGATCTCCAGAAATGCGGTTTTTTGTTTTCGCGGGGCCAATTATGTCGAGTTTGTCGGCTTAAGTCAATCCATAAAACAGACAATCACGACAAAATTTCGGACAGCATCGCGACCTTGCGCGCAACTGCCTTTGCGATGTCCTCGTCGATCGAGCCGGCGAGCGTGAGATAGACCGCAAGGCACGCCTCGCGCTTGTCCCGATGAACAATGCGATCCATCGCCTGCGCGTCGTCACCTGGCACCCACGACGACTCGACGAGCGCGAGCGTGTTCGCGATCGGAATGGTGATCCCCTCCCCTGCCGCGGTCGTCTGGCCGACGAACACGCGGCACGTCGGATCGGTCATGAACCGATCGACTTCAGGCTGCCTGCGCTTCGGCGGCGTGCGCCCGTCGATCTTCGCCGGACGATACTTCGCCAGCCGCTCGACAAGCCCGTCGATCACCTCGGAATGGTACGCGAACAGCACCAGCTTTTCGCCGCTGTCGTCGAGCCGGTCCGCCGCCCACTCGGCCGCGGGCTTGACCTTGGCGAGTCCCGTCAGACGGCGCACCTCGGCGAAGTATGGCGACAAACGTTTCAGCGCCTCGACGCCCTCGATCTCCAGCGCGCGGCGCACGCGCTCCAGCTCGCGGTTGTCGGTCTTAGGCACGCGGCCGACGATCGGCTGGCGCTCGACACGCAGCGGCGGAACTTCCTTCCACACCTCGGCGCGCGTCCGGCGCAGCACGAACGTCGACAGGATGTCCCGCAGCTCGTCAACGTTCTGGTTGCCGACGATCGACAGGCCGAAGCCGCTGTCACGATAAGCGCAATATCGCGCCAAAAACTGCTCATAAGTCCACAGCGAGCCGCGCGGGGTGATGGCACCTGGCGCCAGAGCGCGGACGTGCGTATACCATTCGCCGGCATGATTCGGCGCCGGGGTGCCAGTGAGCGGCCAAATCGCGCCGGCGCATTGCGCCAGGCCGGCCACCGGAGCACCGCCGGTGTCTTCGGTGCCGTAGACGGCGATGGTGCGCCGGCTCGTTGGCGTCTTCAGTCGGTGCGCTTCGTCGAGGATCAGCACGTCAGGGAACGCATCGCCGACCAGCCGCTCGGCCTTGGCATAGCTCGTCACGTCGAGATTGAGCGGACCGCCTGGCCACCATGTGCCGAACTCGCGGCGCCACTGCTCGACCACCGACGCCGGCGAGATGACCTGCATATGGCGCGCACCGGCGGCATGCGCGGCGCGGATCGCTTGTGGCGTTTTGCCGAGGCGCTGCATGTCCGCGAGCATGCGCGAACCGCCGGCGAGCCATTCGACGCCGGCGGTTTGATACGGTGCAAGTTGGAGCGTCACCGGGCGATCAGCACGACACGCAGCAACTCCCCCTCGCCGTCGCGCTCGTCGTCGAACCTGCCTTCCCACCAATCCGGCGCCTCTGTCGGCACGCGGACGTTGATGGGCTTCGGCCGTTTCGCTGGATCGAACCCGGATTCATAGCCGTCTACGACGACCTTCGTCTCAGGGTCGAAGGCCGATAACAGTTTGATCATCTCACAAACCGTAAGCGCATCTTTCACGTCCTGATTGCTCATCACTTCCGCTCCGGGGGAGCGGGTGGGCATTCAGCCCACATCGTGGCGTCCGACATGGCCCATCCGGCCTCTCGCTCTTCGTTCCAGTCGTCTGACGGGTTGTCGGTCCATGTGTCCCAGTACAAAAATTTGCCGGGCCGGGTTTCGTGGTACGGTGAACCGTACACAGGGACCGCGAACACAATCAGCCGGTCCCTCGGCGCTGTCTCTATGGGTCGAAAGCTCATCGCGCCTGTTCCTCCATCGGGAAATCCTCGTGGGCACTCCGTGGTCGGCCGCAGACACCGCAATAGCTTCCGTCAGTCGTCGCGCCCGGGACATATGCGTGGGGTCCATCGCGCGGTAGCGTGGCCCACAAGTAGCAATTCCACATTCCGTTGGCCCTCAGCCAGAAAGAGCGGGCCTCGGCCTCACTCTCGAAAGTCGCGACGCCGGCTTCCTTGTCGTCGAAAGTGACCATGAATCGGCGGGGCTCATGAACGCCGCATTTCATCGGTTGGCAGTAGCCGCCGGGCGGGATGTCACTCATTTGGCCGCTGCGCTCACGCCCGTGCTGTTCGGCTAGACCCGCAGCCACCATGCTCAGCCAATCGTCATAGGGGCCGGGGCAGTACGGGGCGAGGTAGCGGTTCCGGTAGCTCCTCCCCGTGCTATTCGGTAGCCCGAGGGCGTGGCGGGCGAGGCGCTTCTGAGTGCGGGTCATCGGGGGGCCTCCGGCTTGCAGTCGCACCCACTCACAAACGGCGCGTGGACCTTTCCGCAGCGAGGGCACTCCCAGCCTTTGGTTGGTGGTGCCATCGGCGGCAGGGCATTCGGGTCCCGCCGCCACGGATGAATGTTGACACCGTCTTTCTTGGGGCATGGGCAAGGGCCCGGGCCGCCCCATCCGCACACGCAACTCATCGCGTCCCCTCCGGTGTCCCATAGTCTCCGTCCCGCTGGGCCGTGGCGGTCATCTCGTCGAGGGCGGTTTCAGCGAGGGCGGCGCGTGCGATGGAATGCACGGCCTCCCACACCTGCACATAGCGTATCGGGGTGCAGAGTGCGGCGGTGTCCCGGACGCGCTCCAGAGCGGCGCGAAGCCGCTCGTTTTCCGCGCGGAGGCTGTCGACGACGTCCGTCATTCGAACACCTTGTACGCGACGATCCGGATGTCGCTGTCGAGGTTCCAGGTCCAGTAGAAGGCCGGATACGTCATCTTGCTGTGCCGCTTGGCGTCCCTTTCGTGAGCAAGCAGCACCGACACAAGCGCGTACTTACTCACCGGACACGGCCCGCCATCGTGCTCAACCCATTCACCGGAATCGTCCGGATACCACAGGCCGGTCGACTTTTGCGGCTCGTCAAGATCGACGATTTCGACATTATCGACAGGCGGGACGCGAAAAGACCGGCACGCCTCAAGCACAACATACCTCGTGCCGCGATTCAGCTTGGCGAGCCGCGTCGCCTCGGCCTCCGCGAGCTCGCGGGTTGCGTGGTGAACGTTCGTCGGGCCGCGGCCTTTGACCATGTAGAACTTGTTCATGCCTGTTGATCCTCGTCGAAGGTGATGCCGATCGCGCGCAGCTTCGCCTCGGCGGCGTCAGCCTCGTCGCACATCTCTTCCCAATAATCTTCGGTGAAAGTGTCGCCCCCACAGCCGCCATCGCAGCCGAAACGGACCGACGCACGTCGCTCGTCGGACTCAATGGCGTCGACCGCTTTCCTCAGTTCGTCGTAATTCATCAATAAGCCTCCAGTGCAGCCCACGACACCGGGAACAGCTCGGCGCAGATGGCTGAGATCTGTTCCGCCACGTCGCGGACTTCGGGTTGAGCATGATCGTCTTGCGCGCGCTGCCGGCAGATCGACCGGAAGGCGTAGAGCGAGCCGGTCCAAATCCATGTGGTCATGGTCGATGTCGGCAGGACGAAGCGCGCTTGCTCGGGTGCGACGCCCGCGTCGATGAGGTTGAAGTAAGACACCGCAGCGAGGCCGCAGGCGGTCCGATACTCGGCCGCAGCCTCACTTAGACGGGGATCGTGCAGCGCCGAGCCGCTTCCCTGCTTGCGATCCGTCGGCCGCGAGCGCCATTCGTCGATCAGCAGGAAAGTCGGCTCGCTGTCGACATACCGCCGACTGACCTCGTTCGCCGCGAGGCCGACCTGATGCGTTTCGAGCTGGCGCGCGATGGCAAAGGACGTGGTGACGCGGATCTTGATCGACGTGTGCGCAAACGGCGACCAGTGCAGCGGCCGGGCGCGGTATTTGCGAAGCTGTTCGCGCATTTCGCGCGCCATGGTCTCGGGGTCAGGACCGGCCAGTAGTTCACAGATGTCAACAACAGAGGCGATGGCGTCGTCGAGATCGGTAGCCGACATGCCGCGGGCGAGGTAATGCAACAGGCGAGCGTCGGCTTGAGCGAGGTTAACGTACCGTCCCTTAACCTCACGGTAGACAACCCCAGGATAATCGTTCCCGCTACCTGACGGCAACCATTCCGACTCGCGATCAAACGAGACGCGGGCCGCGTTCACGACGGCGAGGTCATCGCCCATGTGGTCAAGATATTCGACCTTCGATTTTTCGAACTTCATGGTTTGACCTCGCGCGCGGTGATGCGGATAGCCCTGTCGAAGGCAGCGAGAACGTCGGCCTGCGTGCGCCGCGGGCTGTCGTTCCAAAACGAGATGGTTGGCGTCCCGACTGCGCGATAGAGAGCGGTGAGCGCCGTGTCCCTGTCACGTTGCGGGAAACGCCTGCCGGCCGCGCCAATCGCCCCCAACGCGCACCATCGAACAGCTTTTCGGCTCTCCACGGTACAGGCGAACCCATCATCGTCCCTGGCCGCATCGCCCTGCGCCCACCCGCGTTCGATGTACCCACGAGCATCGCGAAGAATACCTACAGCCGCGTCGCTCATTCCGCTGCCTTTCGCGCGGCGAGCATCGCGTCGGCGATCTGATACGCTTCTGTCGCGATAGCGTCGTGCCAACTCATGTGCCGGTGCTCATCTCGCGGACGGTAGCGCGTCGAATGTGAGAGCATCCCGTTAAGCGCCGCCATCGCGAACTGGTCGCGAAGCCCATCGGGCAGGCGGACGTTAACCTGATCGGGCGGCGTGGCGGTGTAGAGGGGGACGGCAGTTTCGTTCTGGCCGCAAGCGCACGACGACGTCGATCCAAATTCAGTCGGGAGAGGTGACAGAGCCACTCTACGGGCCCCATCAACCCGGCGGGTGATAAGCCACGCCGCCGGCTTCAAGCGGGTCGTATCCTCTCGCTTCCTTTGCGCCGCGTTCTCCCAACGCACGGCCGATGTGGGGTTTCCCTTACCGCCCTCCATCTCGGCGACAAACGAGTCGATCGGCGTTTCACCGGAACACTGGACTGCCGTCCGCTCCAGTCGCTGCACGAGTTTCGCCAGGCGCAGGACGTACTCGTAAGTGCCGGGTTCGTCGGAATGTGGAACGGGATAGCTGCATCCGTTTTGATAGTATCGGTTGGTCATGCCATCACCTCCGAACGCAAACCGCCGGAGCGAATAAGCACTTCGATTTCAAGCCGATCGACGACGTCCAACTCGTCGGCCAGACCGTCGCTAATGTCGATCTCGAAACCATCCCGCAAACATGCGGCGAGGTCGTCGTCGGTCATTAAAGCGACCGGAACGTCGTCGAAAACATAGTCCCTCATGCCGACGCCTTTATGTTCTCAAACGCAATGTGCAGGATCGCGACCGCGTCCGCCTCATTGTCGTCAATGACTGGGAAACCACGACGGTGCGCCTCGTCGACCATGGCAGTCTTGTTGGCGTTACCTTTTCCGGTCCAGAAGGACTTGATGGTGCCGACCGGAATTCCCTCGTAAGGGATCGATTTTTCTTCGCACCACTCCGTGAGGATCGCGAGAAGCCCGCCGTAGACGTGCGCGGCGTCCGTGCCGCGGTGTCGTCGAACTTCCTCGAACGCCACGCGACCGATTTTCGCCGCGTGGTGGATGTCGTTGAGCCGCTGGCGGAACTTCAAGAACCGCATGCCGCCGCCGTCGAAACGGCCCGGCTTCAGATCCCAGACGCCGCTAATCACGAATTGGTGCGGATCGTCACCCGTCGCATATCCGCACTTCGTGCCGAGATCGAGAGCAAGAATAGTCACTTTATACGAATTCACACAGTCCACCTTGTATCTTTGTTGGACTCGCGCGCCCCCGCGCTGATGAGAAGCGTGAGGTGTGGCGCCATCTCAATTTCCGACACTCCCGACAGCGCCGAACAACTCAAGCCATACAAAACCACAACGCCAGACGCAATGAAAAATTACGGTTTTGCGTTAAGACTATAAAACGTGGCTTGCGCCGCGGCCTAAGTGAGGCGAAAGAGCTATGGCCCCTCAGATTGATAGCTGCCCCGAAGGCAACGGATGAATGGCCAAGCTGCCCGCTTGAAAGTTGCGCGTGTAGCTGCTGGATACTCCACCGCAGCGTCCGCCGCCCGCCCCCACGGATGGCACATTGCGACCTATCAGGCGCACGAGCGCGGCCAGAACGGGCTCAAGGGGACGACCGCCGCAGCCTACGCGGACGCGCTCAAAACGGCGGCGGAATGGCTGCTCACCGGCGCGTTTTCGCTCGAATTCGCGCAACGGACAGACATCGCAGCCGTCCCGTGCGCGGCGCGCACCGCGCAGTCGATCTGGTACTTGCCGAAAACCGTCATGATGTGCCTCGGCGCCTCGTCTGCGGATGCGTGCCTCATTGTCGCAGGCGATAGCGGGTCGCGCCACTACTTGGTCGACACGAACGCCGCCCGCGACTCGCCCGGACCGTTCATCGGCCGCACCCGTGATGGATACGTCATGCTGGTGCCGGTTTGGGACGCAGCCCAACGCTTGCGAGACGTCGAGATTGTAGGCCGATGTCTGGCGACGCTCGGCCCGCCCGCCACATAACGACCCGTCACTGTTGCTTTTGTCTGGTTTGTCGTCCACAATAGGCGCCCCCGGACTCTCGGCAAAGGGCGGCGCGTGGCACAGACGGCACCTGACGACTTACGCGCTTGGGCGCTCCACCACGCGGCAAACGGCTTCCGCGTCTTCCGCCTCCAACCGAACGGCAAGACGCCCTTCGCCGAAGGATGGCAAAACGAGGCGACCAACGACGCCGAGCGTGTCCGCCGCCTCTTCTCGAAACTCGACGGCTCGCCAGCAGAGTTCAACGTCGGCATTGCGACCGGCCAAGGTCTCGCCGCGCTCGATTTCGACTGCAAGCCGAAGCGCAACGTCGATGGCTCGCCGAAGCTCGACGAGCACGGCCGCCAGGTGTTCGGAAAAGGGCTCGACGTGCTCGCCGAGTGGGACATGCTCGACGACCTGCCGACCGGATATCGACAGACGACGACCACCGGCGGCCGGCACGTCATCCTGCGGCTTCCCGACGGCGTGGATGTGCGCAACTCGTCGCACAAGATCCGGCCCGACGTCGACGTGCGTGGCGCCGGCGGGTACATCGTCGCCGCCGGATCGACGGTCGACGGCAAGGCGTACACCTGGGACGGCGGCGCGCCGGCGCTCATGCCGGAATCGTTCATCCGGATGTGCGGCAAGCCGCGCGAGCGCGTCGAAAACTCGACCATCCCGCTTGTCGAGCTGGACCAACCTCGCGCCATCGCCGACGCGATCCGATACCTCGCCGACGACGCGCCCGAAGCCGTCGAAGGCGCCGGCGGCGACATTACGACGTACATCGTCGCATGCAAGGTCAGGGACTTCGGCGTGTCCGAAGGCAAGTGCGCCGACCTGATGGGCGAGTTCTGGAACGAGGCGGGGAAAGCCAGCCCGCCTTGGGCCCATGAAGACCTCGTGACGAAGATTGAAAACGCATACCAGCACGCGCAGAACCGCCCCGGCGTCGAAGCCCCGAACGTCAAATGGCCGGATGGCGAGGGGTTGGACGAAATAGGTGCCCCGGTGGCGGACGAACGAGACGCCGAGCCCATCAAGGCGGCGAGGCGCGGCACCCTGCTCGATCTCAGCGAGGACCGTGACTTCACACCGGAGCCGGAGCTCGTGCGCGACACCATCCCAGCGAGTGGCGTCGGTTTCCTCGGCGGCCAGTCCGGCGCGCTGAAGACCTTCGCAGCGATCGAACTGGCGGTGTGCCTGGCGACAGGTGAGCCTTTTGCAGGTCGCAAAATAGAGCGCACCGGCGGCGTGCTGATCGCCGCGTTCGAAGGTGAGTCGACGATCGCCGGGCGGCTCAAGGCGCGCCGAACCAAGATGGAAGACCCAACGGCATCGCTGCCAATAGCCGCGCTTACCGGCTTCGGCCCGATCGCGTCGCCAAGCGATTACCAGGCGTTCGGTGATGAGCTGGTGCGTGTGGCGAAACAGTTCAAAAAGACATACGGTGTGCCGCTGGTCGCCGCGGTGATCGACACGGTTGCCGCCGCCGGGATGATCCCCGAAGACCGCGAAAATGATTCCGCGGCCTGGCAGGTCGTATTTGACAGCCTGCGGCCGATATCGCGCTATCTCGGCGCGCCGATTATCCTCGTCCACCATTACGGCAAGACAGCCTCGGCGGGGCTTCGCGGGTCGTCCAATGCACGAGCCGGCGCCGACTTCGTGCTGGCTATGACGTGCGACCGTGACGAGCAGACAGGCGAGACGTCAGACCACCGTCTGTCTCTGGTCAAATCGCGTGGCGCGGCCGAGGGGCCGATCGCCAGCGTGAACAGGGATCAGGTCGTCATCGCCGTTCGGCCGGACGGCACCCCCGTGACGTCCCTCGTCTTAACGTTCAACAAGCCGATGACGCCGCCGGCCAAGGTGTCGCGAGCGGCGGAATCCATCGAGGAAGCGTTGCATGTCGCCCTAGCTAAGCATGGCCAGGATTACACCCTCGACGACGGCGAGGTTGTTCGGGCGGTGCTCAAGTCGGACCTCCGAGAGACGCATCGGACGCTAAATTTAACGCGCGGAGAGAAGGCTGAGACAGTCCGTAAGTGGTGGCTGAGAGGGGCGGGACAGGCCGTCCCAGGCGCTTCGACGGACGGTGAGCGGTTTTGGGCCGCGAAAAGTGAATTTTCCCAAGCAGATCAAGATCTTGAGGGCGACTAAGTAAGAGTGGGACAACGGGACGGGACACCTATAGGGGTTTGTCCCACTGTCCCGCGGTACACGGAGAGGGTCTGAGACCCCTCTCTCCGAGTGCCCGCAGGGACGCTGAAAGGTGCATCTGGGACAACGGGACGGGACAGCGGGACAAGCGGTTTGTCCCATTCGTACACTAACGATCTGGAGAGCGAATTGGATAAATTTACGGCGAGCGAACGCATCCACGGCTACACTCTGGCCGAAAGCGTCGCGATGAAACGCCAACGCGGCATTGCCATCAGCGGTGACACCGGCCGACGCACCCTTGGCCCTAAGCGCGATCCGCGAGTCGCACGAACGGTGTCCGGCCGGCCATCACGGTCGAAGCGCGCCAAGGCGGACCGCGCAGCGCTCGAAACCGAACAGGCGTTCCTGGCCCGAGCACGGGTGTTCGGTTTGACGCCGGCGCAGGCGCGCTTGCCGCAGGCCGGAACGGCGCTCGGCCGGATGTACGTCCGCGGCACGATCAGCCTCGACCAGTACCTCGCCGGCGAGCTCATCCGCGATCGGGCAATCGAAGCTCGTCGGGCGCTCGACATGAAAACCGTGCGGCAGAACGAAGGCCGCGCCGAGCTGTCGACCGCCGAGCCCCCACGGCGTGGCGCCGACGAGGTGAGCGAGAGTTACGAGAAATGGGCACAAGGCGCGCTGCAGCGGTTCGACGAGGTGCGCGAGGTGTTGCGCGAAGTGTGCCGCGAAGAACGTTCGACCGCACCGAGCAAAGCGGTGTCCGCTGTGGTGCTGGACGACAGGGATACCGTCGACGCGGCCGCCCCTCTCCGCTTCGCCCTGAACGGGATTCACCGTCGGATTGTCTCCGGTGTATTAAACGAAGAGAATCGCGCTTGACATTTCCGACAAAATCTGAGACAACGTGCACCAACCGGTTCAATGGGGAATTGGGAAATGGCCACAGATGACGCGCCTTCAGCCGTTGCCCGGACAGTCGACCGCGAGAGCGCCGACGCCGAGGACCGGGCGAGAGACTGGCAGAACATCGAGCCGTTCGACCACCCCACGGTCCGACAGGCGAAGCACCGCCGCAAAGCGGTGGCGCCGCCTGTACGCCACGCCCGCTTGGCGGGATCTCCGGGCGGCGCAGTTGAGCCTGCAGCCCCTGTGTGAGATCTGCCAAGCGGGCGGGCGCTTGGTGCCTGCCACCGTCGTGAACCACCGCAGACGGCATGAAGGCGACGCTACTCTGTTCTTTGATCCGGCCAACCTGCAGTCAGTCTGCAAACCGTGCCACGACGGGCACATCCAGTCCCTCGAACGCGGCGGCCCCGGCCGAACGCAGTTCACGAATGAGGGCCGGGTGGTCTGGTAAATTTCAGGTCGCCAGCCACACAGCTGGCGCAGGCGCTGCCGGGTTCCCCTCGGCCCGTTGCCCCCGGCAGCGCCGCCCCTATCCACCGCCATGCACCCATCGCATCACCCTGTAACAAAGGCGCGCACGCGGCCAGGCACGCTGATCGCCCGCGCCAACGCTCGACGAACGCGCAACCATCGGTTGCCGTCGCGCAATAATGTTGCGCCAGGGGGGTAGGAAAAACTCCAGGGCCGACCGACAGAAGACCGGCGGCCCCCCTAAATTTCAGAGCTAACACGAGATTTGCAAATGGCCGCCCGAAAGCCTCGCAAGACGCGGGTCGACAGCACGGCCGGCGCTGTCGACGTGCTGGCGAAAGCCTCCGCACCGCTGCATCCGCCGCCGACAGTCCCGCTCGACCCGGCCGACGTGCCATTTTTCGCAAACGTGATCGACGAGTTCGCCCGATCGGAATGGACGGCCCACCAACTGGAGCTAGCGGCGATGCTGGCCCGCACGATGGCCGATTTCGTTCGTGAGCAAACGTTGCTGCGAACCGAAGGCGCAACGTCGCTAAGTGAGCGCGGAACGCCAGTCGTCAACCCGCGCAAGACCGTCGTGCAGATGCACGCTGGAACCATCCTTTCGATGCGCCGGTCGCTGTCGCTGCACGCGCGCGCAACGGGCGGTGATTCCAGGGACATCGGAAAACGGCGCGCCATGACGAAGGAAATCGAGGATGGCGTCCCGGAAGACGACGGCCTCCTCGCGCGGCCCAACTAAGCCGCTCACGCGCGGCGAGAAGGTTATCGCTTTCATCGAAAAATACTGCGTTACACCGGAGGGTGCGATGGTCGGACAGCCGATGAGGCTGCTCGATTTTCAACGCGACTTCATCCTGGCGATCTATGACAACCCGGCGAATACGCGGCGCGCCTACCTATCCATCGCGCGAAAGAATGGCAAGACGGCGCTTATCGCCGCCATTGTGCTGGCCCACCTCGTCGGGCCGGAGGCGCTACAGAACAGCCGTATCGTGAGCGCAGCGCTGTCGCGAAAGCAGGCGGCCGAGGTCTACGGGTACGCCTCGAAGATGGCGCTGTTGAGCCCGCAGCTCTCGAAGATCACGCGCTCGACCGACTCGGCGAAGCGCATTGTCGGCCTGACGATGAACACCTCGTATGAGGCCATGGCCGCCGAAGCGAAAACCGCACACGGCGGTTCGCCGGTTGTCGCCATCCTCGACGAAGTGGGCCAGGTGAAGGGACCGCATGATGCGTTTTTCGAGGCGATCACGACGTCGCAGGGCGCCCACGAAAACCCGCTGCTGATCGCCATTAGCACGCAGGCGGCGACCGACGCCGATCTGTTCTCGACATGGCTGGACGACGCCGCGGAATCGAAGGATCCGCGGATCGTCTCTCACGTCTACCAGGCGCCGGCCGATTGCGATCTGTTCGACCGCGAGGCATGGGCGGCGGCCAACCCCGCGCTGGATGTGTTCCGGTCGCTTCAGGATGTGGAGGATTACGCCGAGCGCGCCTCACGCCTGCCGGCTGATGAGCAGTCCTTCCGCTGGTTGTTCTTGAACCAGCGCGTCACGGCCTCGGCACCGTTCGTGTCGAAGAGCGTTTGGGAGGCATGCGCGGCGGCGCCGTCGCCGCTCGGTCGGCTTCCAGTCGTTGCCGGCCTCGATCTGTCGTCGACCACCGATCTGACGGCGTTCGTCGCGATCGGTGTCGAGCGCGGCACATGGCACGTCCACCCGACGTTTTGGCTCCCTGCGGATGGCCTGCGGGAAAAGTCGCGTGCCGACCGCGTGCCTTACGATCTGTGGGAGAAGCAGGGATTTCTCGAAACGACCCGCGGCCGGTCGATCGCCTACAAGGACGTCGCGCGGTGGCTGCGCGAGTTCTTTGACCGCCACGACGTTCGCGGCGTCGCGTTCGACCGATGGCGCTGGACCGTCCTTGAGCCATACTTGCGCGAGGTAGGCTTTACCGACAGCGAGCTCGAACTTTTCGTGCCGTTCGGCCAGGGCTACGCCTCTATGGACCCGGCGATGCGCGAGCTTGAGGTCCAGCTTCTCGACGGCGACGTTCGGCACGGCGGGCACCCGGTTCTTGAGATGTGCGCGAAGAACGCCGTGGTCCAGATGGACCCGGCGGGCAACCGCAAACTGACCAAAGAAAAATCAAGCGGACGCATTGACGGAATGGTCGCGTTGACCATGGCCGCGCCGCTTGCCGCCACACACATGAACAACAACCGGCCGTCGGTTTACGAGACTCGCGGCGCGCTTTGCTTTTGACGCGAGGGACACGATGCGCTTGGCAGCTGCATGGCGCGCATTGACCGCGCCCGATACCCCGGCGCCGCGCGCCGCGTACCAGAGCGCCGGGCCGGGTCGATTGGTGACGACATCCGCCGAACTTGAGGCGGCGATGCGCGGCGACGCGGCATCCACGTCCGGTGTGCTTGTGACGCCCGATCGCGCGATGCATGTCGCGCCAGTCTATGCGTGCGTTCGCATCATCGCCGGTGCGGTGGCGACGCTGCCGCTCGACGTCAAGCGCCGAGTCGACGAACGCACGCGAGAGAACGCCGACGACCACCCCGTCGCGGCGCTTCTCACGCGGCGGCCGAATCGCTGGATGACGCCCTCGGCCTATCGGCGAATGGCGACGACGCATGTGCTTTTGCGAGGCAACGCCTACTCGCTGAAGGTTCGTTCCCGTGGCCGGACGACGGAATTGCTTCCCCTCAACCCGGATCGGGTGGAGGTCGAACAGCGGAGCGACAACTCGATCGGTTACGTCTACACCCGCAAGGATGGCCGGCGAATAATCCTCTCTCAAGATGAAGTCATGCACCACGTCGGCTTGACGCTCGACGGTGTGCGCGGCGTGTCCGTCATCGAATATGCGAGAGAGTCGATCGGCCTGGCGATCCAGACCGAAGCGCATGGGTCGAAGTTCTTCGCGAACGGCGCGAACATTGGTTCCGTTCTGGAGACCGAGCGGCAACTCGGCGAGGTCGCGCAAGCCAATCTGCAGCGGAGCCTCGAAGACTATCGCGGCACCGAGAACGCGCACAAAACGCTGATCTTGGAAGACGGCATCACGTTTAAGCCGATCGGCATGTCCGGACGTGACGCGCAATATATCGAAACGCGGAAGTTTTCACGCGCCGACATCGCGATGTTCTTCGGCATCCCTCCGCATATGCTCGGCGATACAGAGAAATCGACAAGTTGGGGCACCGGGATAGAGCAACAATCCCTAGGTTTTGTAGCGTACACCCTGCAAGATTGGCTCACGACGTGGGAAGAGACGATTAACCGTGACTTGATCGGCGCAGACGACACGCAGCACTTCGCCAAGTTCAACCTTGGCGGCTTGGTCCGAGGCGATCTCAAGACCCGATACGAGGCTTACCAGATCGGTCGGTCCGGCGGCTGGCTTAGCGCGAACGACGTCCGAAGCCTTGAAGACCTCAACCCGATCGACGGCGGCGACGAATATCTGACCACGCCGACCGGCGCCGCGCCGAACGCGGCCGACCCGCCTGCGCAAGAGGACACCACGGAATGACGATCCGCAAAATCCCCGAAGCGGTCGCGCCGCCTCGGCCGCAGGCTTACCGGCCGGACATCGACGACCGGGCACAGGCGCGTTGGTCCGCTCCGCAAACCGCCGAGGCCGATGAGGCCGACACGACGGTTTCGATCTACCAGCCGATCGGCGCCGGATATTTTGACGACGGGTTCACCGTCGCACGGATGGCCGCCGCGCTCCGACGCATCGGCCCGCGCGCCGTGACCGTGAACATCAACAGCCCCGGCGGCGATATGTTCGAAGGGCTGGCAATCTACAACCTGCTTCGCGAGCACCCGGCCGCCGTCAACGTTCGCGTGATGGGGCTGGCCGCATCCGCCGCGTCCGTCATCGCGATGGCCGCCGACGAGCTGTCGGTGTCCGCCGCGTCGTTCTTGATGATACACAACGCTTGGGGCGTGGTGGTCGGCAACAGGCACGACATGGTCGACGCCGCCGCGGTGTTTGAGCAGTTCGACGGGGTCATGCGTGACCTGTACGCGGCGCGAACCGGCTCGCCGGCCCGCGAGATCGCGGCCATGATGGATGCTGAAACCTACATCCCGGCGGCCGAAGCGGTCCGCCGCGGCTTCGCCGATCGGCTCGTGAATGAGCCGCAGCGGCCGGCGCCGGAGTCCCGAGCGCCGCGCCAGGACAACGCCGCGGCGCTCGCCCGGCTTCTCCACACCATCAAATCTTAACCGGAGGTCCACACATGGACATTCACGCACCGGCCGCGCGCCGGGGTATCGTTGCCGCCCGCGCAGACGCCGGCGACGTGAACGCGACCGTCGAGCACATCAACAAGGCGTTCGAAGAGTTCAAGGCGACTCGTGAAAAGGAAATCGCCGAGATCAAGGCGAAGCTGTCCGCCGACGTGGTGACCTCCGAAAAGGTCGACCGGATCAACGCCGACATTTCGGCGCTCCAGAAAGCCGTCGACGAAGCGAACGCCGCGATCGCCGCGCAGCGCGTCGGCAACGGCACCGCGGCCGTCGAGAACGCCGCCGAAAAGCGCGAGCACGCGAAAGCGTTCGACAAGTTCTTCCGCCGCGGCGCCGAGGCCGGCCTGCGTGACCTTGAGGCGAAAGCCGTCCTGCGCACGTCCAGTGATCCGGACGGCGGCTATCTCGTGCCGGAAGAGATGGAGTCGACGATCGACCGCGTGGTCTCGACCGTCTCGACGTTCCGTCAGCTGGCGACGGTCCGCCGCATCGGCACCGACACATACAAGAAGCTCGTCAGCATGGGCGGCGCCGGCGCCGGTTGGGTCGGCGAGGAAGAGTCGCGGCCGGAGACTTCGACGCCGACGCTTCGCGAGCTCGAACTCAACGTCATGGAGCTCTACGCCAACCCGGCGGCGACGCAGCGACTCCTTGACGACAGCGCCGTCGATATCGCGGCTTGGCTGGCCGACGAGGTTCAGACCACGTTCGCCGAAATGGAGAACGAGGCATTTCTCACCGGCAACGGCGCGAAGCGTCCGCGCGGTCTGCTGTCGTACCCGACCGTCGAAAACTCCTCCTATGCGTGGGGCTCGATCGGCTTCGTCGAGACGGGAGACACCGACGGCTTCGACGATTCCGTCGCCGGTGCCGAGACCGACGTTTTCGTTGATCTGATGTTCGCGCTGAAGCAGCAGTATCGCGGCTCCGCCTCGTGGCTGATGTCCGACGCGACGATGGCCGCGGTCCGCAAGCTGAAGGACGGCGACGGAAACTTCCTATGGGCGGCTCCGACGGCATCCGAGCGCGTCCCCACCATTCTCGGCAAGCCTGTCTACACCGACGACTTCATGCCGGCGATGCAGGAGAACGCCTTCCCGATCGCGTTCGGCGACTTCAAGCGCGCGTACATGATCCTCGACCGTGTGGGCATTCGCGTGCAGCGCGACCCGTACACGAACAAACCCTACACGCACTTCTACACCACCAAGCGTGTCGGCGGCGGCCTGACCAACTTCGAAGCGGTCAAGTTCATGAAGGTGGCGTCGTAAGCGGCTCCAACCTTAGCGGACCGGCGATCGCCGGTCCGTAGCTCCCCTTCGAAACACAGGTGACGAAATGAAAGACTTTCACTCGGCCATGACCGCCGTTCCGGCGATTGGCCCCGCGGCGCTGTCCGCGGACAACACCCCGGCCGCGATCGACCTGCAGGGCTACAACGCCGCCGAGATCATCCTTGGTGTGGGGGTCGGCGGCATTACCTTCAGCGGGACGAACAAGATCGAGTTCGTCGTGACTCATTCCGACGACGACTCGGCATACGAAACCGTCGAGACGTCGGACATCCTCGGCGCCGGGACCGTGACGGGCGGCATCGTCAAAGCCTTGACGTCCGCGCACGCCGCCGCGGCGGTCTATCGCTTCGGCTACGTCGGCGGTCGCCGGTACCTTAAAATTCTCGCCGACTTCTCCGGCACGCACGGGTCCGGAACCCCGGTGGCGGCGGTGGTGCTGAAGACCCACGGGCACGACACCCCGCAGCCGAACCAGGCGTAACCGATGCAAACGGCGCCGTTACCCTACCGCGGGACGGCGCCCGCGGCGGCGCCGGTATCGCTCGACGAAGCGAAGCTTCACCTTCGCGTCGACCACGACGACGAAGACGCTTTGATTTCGGCGTTGATCGACGCCGCGACGCAGCATCTGGACGGCGTCGACGGCATCCTCGGCCGCGCTCTGATGTCTCAGACCTGGGAAGTCGACGCGACTTGCTGGAGATCTGGTGCGTTTCGCTTGCGCCCGGACCCGGTGCAATCGATCGTCTCGGCGAAGGTGGTCGCGCCCGATGGTGGCGAGACTGTTGTCGACGTCGATACATTCCGCCTGGACGCGACCCGCGGCATGTGGCGGCCGCTCACTGGCATCAGCTTTCCTGACTTGCCGACCAGAGATCACCAATTCCTTATCCGGTTCACCGCCGGCTATGGCGACGACCCCGAAGACGTTCCGGCGCCGATCCGTCAGGCGATTCTTCTGCTCGTCGGCGCCTGGTATGAGAACCGCGAGGAGACGGTCGTCGGCGTGATGGTGTCGGCCCTGCCGAGCGCCGTCGCCGCCCGCGCGCTGTTGTCACCCTATAAACGGTGGGCCGTCTGATGCGCGCGGGTAAACTTGACCGGCGCGTGACGATCCAGAGTTACACGCAGACAGGGACGGACATCTACAACGTTCCCACCTTCGCGTGGGCCGACGTCGCGACGGTGTGGGCGCAGCAGCGTCCGAACCGCGGCGCCGAGCGGTTCACCGCCGCCGAGGTGGCCGGTTCTTCTGTGTTGACCTTCCACATCCGACACCGCGGTGTGACCGTGCAAGACCGGCTGCTCTACGGCGGAAAGACGTGGGACATCGTCGACGTTCGCGAGATCGGACGCGGCGTCGTGACCGAAATCGACGCGACCGCGAGGGCCGAATGACTGACGTCACACCGCATGCGGTAGCCTCCGTGTCGTTCGATGACGGACGGACATACGAGCCCGTGGCCCGACTGGTCAGTTTCCAGCCGCCAAGCACAACCATCGAGGTGGAGTTTTACGACGAGGCGAACAGCGCCGCGTTGGATTCCGCCGTGCCGATCCCCTGCCGCGTCGCGTTCACTGGCGGGTGCGTGTGGGAATTTCAGGGTCGGCTGCGACAGTCCGAAGCCAAACCCACAGCGAGGGAAAGATGACCGAAGCCTTGACTCTCGACATCCGCGTCGAGTTGCCGTGGTGGCGGTACCTTTTCGCGCGAGCGGTTCACATTTACGCCTGGACGTCGGCCTTTGCCGGGCGCTCTGTGGGTGAGGACGCGCTCGTCGAATGGGCGGTCGGAGTCGTCGCGCGCAACACGCGCATCTTCTTTGATGACGGCGACGAAGCGTGGCTCTTAAAGTAAAGATCGAAGGTCTTCGCGAACTCGAAAACGCACTTGCCGAGTTGCCGAAGGCGACGGGCAAGAACGTCCTGCGGCGTATCCTCAAAAAGCGTTCCGAGCCTGTGGCGTCCGTCATGAAAGCAAACGCGCCCGTCCGCGAAGGCCCTGGCGGCGGACAGTTACAGCGGTCCATCGGCCACGGAACGAAACTCTCCCGCCGGCAACGCGCCCTGCATAAGAAGTGGGGCTCGTCTACCGCGGTCGAATACTTCATCGGCGCCGGGCCGTTGCCACAGGCGCACATGGAAGAGTTCGGTGGCGGGAATAACACCGCACGCCCCTACGCCCGCCCCGCCTGGGACGGCGGGAAAATGCAGATGCTCGACGGGTTCAGAGACGACCTTTGGCTCGAAATCTCTAAATCCGCTAACCGCCTGGCACGTAAACGCGCCCGCGCCGCGGCGAAGGCCGCCGGAGGCTAACCCATGATCGCGGCACTCATTGGACTCTTGCTCGCCGACAGCGGCGTGCAAGCGGCCGTCGGCACTCGTGTGTGGCCGGTCGAACGACCCCAAGCGTCGAGCCTTCCGGCGATCACCCTGCAAACAATCAGCGGCCGGCGCGGCTACCACATGATCGGCGCGGACGACCTCGTGCAATCGCGTGTCCAGCTGGCCGCTTGGGGTCTCTCTTACCTGCACGCGAAGACCGCCGCGCCAGCCGCAATTTCCGCGCTTTCCGGATTCAGCGGCACGCATTCCGGCACCGTCTTCGGCGGCATCTTCGTCGATTCCGAAGATGACGAGTTCGAAGACGGCAGCAACGCGCAAAACGGACAACCGGAACGCCACTACCGGGTCCGAGTCGATTTCCTTATCTGGCACAACGGAGTCTGACGAATGGCGACCAACGCCTCGATTGGCTACAACACGTTGTTCGGCATTTCCGACGACGAAGGTTCCACTTACGACACTCTCGCCGAGGTGACCAGTGTCACCCCGCCCGGCGAGTCGATCGACATCATCGACGCGACGCACATGCTTTCGCCCGACCAGACTCGCGAATTTATCGAGGGCCTGAAGGATCCCGGCGAGACGTCCATCGAAATGAATTTCATCCCCGGCGCGGCCAACGGCGACACGCTTATCCGTGGGCTTTCCGGGCCGCAGATGTGCCAGATCACCTTCCCCAACGGGTACAAATGGCAGTTCTCGGCCATCAAGACCGGGTATGAAGCTGAGGCGCCGGTCGACGACAAGATGACGGCGACCCTGACCATGAAGGTAACGGCGTCCGTCTCCGGCGTGGCGGCCAGCTAATGGGCGCGCAACGCAACGGCGAGCTCATGTTTCAGGCGCTCGGCCGCAACCTAATCCTCGTCTTCGATTTCAACGCGCTGTGCACGATTGAGGATGAGCTCGACGTAGCCGTGAGCGAACTGCAAGCCGTCATGCAATCGCCGCGCATGAAGCAAATTCGGACGATCTTCCGAGTCGGCCTTTCCCGCCACCAACCCAACGTCGACGACATCGTCGCCGGCGAGATCATCGGTGATGTCGGCATGCAGCGCGCGGCAAATCTGATTGGCGAGGCGTTCGCCGCGGCGTTCCCGCAGGCCGACGGCGAGGGGGGCGGCTCGACCGGATCGCGCCCTCCCGTGAGCGCCTAGACGCGCTCACGTTGCTCGGCATCTGGTCCGGCGAAATCGGCCTGTCACCAAGTGAGTTCTGGCGTCAGACGCCGCGGACTTTCGCCGCTATCGTCGAAGGGTTCGGTCGGCGGCTGGAGGCCGAGCACAACGGTCGCGCGTGGCTCGTCTGGCATGGCGAGGCGCTTCACCGCGTAAAGAAGCTGCCGAAGCTGCGCGACATGCTCGGGCGGAAACGCAAACCGAAGCGCCGCCAGACACCCGAAGAAATGATGGCGGCGGCGACCGCGTGGCACACCGCGATCAATCGCTGAAGCGGTCCCGCACAATGTCCGCCGCTAGGGCGGAGATGGTGCCGTCCGGCAACATAATCATGACGCTGCAGGACGGGCCGCCCGGCTCACGGAAGCGATCGGCGAATATGCCGATCGCTGCCTCGTCGTCCGGCACCGTGCCGAGCCTGAACACGTCAAGCGGATCGCGCCCAACTTCGCGCGCTTGATCCGCGACCGCCGCCCACATGCGGCGGGCCGCCGTGTCGCAATCATCGGCGCGCGCAACCGTCGGCCAAACGGCCGCGACCAAAGCTAAAATCCGAAAAGGTGGTGCCATGGCCGGATCCGCGGTTATCGGCGCATTGCGCGTCAATCTCGGCATTGACACTGCCGCATTCACCAAAGGTTTGTCGAGCGCCCAAAAAGAGCTCGCCGCGGTCGGCAAGCGAATGCAGACGATCGGCACGCGGATGTCGGTTGGCATTACCGCGCCGGTCGTGGCGTTCGGCGCTTCCATCGCGAAGACCGCGGGCGACTTCGAAGCCGCCATGAACCGAGTCGGGGCGGTCACAGGCGCCCCCGCCGATGGTTTGGCGCGGTTGACTGCGCAGGCCAAAGAGCTCGGCCGAACGACCCAGTTCAGCGCCAGCCAAGCGGCCGACGCGATGGGCTTCCTAGGCATGGCCGGGTTTAACGTCGAGCAGATCATCGGCGCCATGCCCGGCACGCTCCAGCTAGCCGCCGCCGCGCAGATGGACCTCGCGTCCGCCGCGGATATCGTGTCGAACGTTCTGTCCGGATACGGGATGAAGGTCGAAGACCTATCGCGGGTCAACGACGTTCTCGTCAAGACCTTCACCCGCACCAACACTGACCTTCGTCAAATCGGCGAAGCAATGAAATACGCGGGGCCAGTCGCCGCTGCCGCCGGTGTCTCCTTCGAAGAGGCCGCCGCGGCGATCGGCTTGATGGGCAATGCCGGCATACAATCGTCGATGGCGGGCACGTCGTTGCGCGGTGCGATATCCCGCGTTCTGGCGCCGACGAAAGCCATGTCGAAAGCCATGGACGCGGCCGGTCTCAAATTTACCGACGCCAACGGCAAGATCGTTAAGCTTGACGAGATCCTTCGTCAGCTCGAACCGCACGCCGAAGACGCCGGGCTTTTCATGGAGTTGTTCGGCCAGCGCGCCGGGCCGGCGATGGCCGCGCTCGTGTCGCAAGGGTCGACCGCTCTAACCGAACTGACAAAGGAACTGGAGGCATCAGGGGGCACCGCCGAGCGCATCGCAACCGCGCAGATGCAAGGTTTCAACGGCGCGATGAAAGAGCTTTCATCCGCGTTCGAGGGACTCAAGCTCGCGATAGCTGATTCTGGTTTGCTGGAATTCTTAACGAATTCCGTTAAGTCCTTGACGCAGTTCGTGCAGAGGCTTGGGGAGACCAACCCGGCGCTGCTGAAGTGGGGCACGATCCTCGCTGGTGTCGCCGCGATGGCCGGCCCCGTCGTCCTCGCGGTTGGCGCGGTCGCTCTTGCGTTGTCCGCGATCAGCCTGCCCGTCGCCGCAGGCATCGCTGGTGTTGCCGCCCTCGGCGGCGCGTTCTTCGCGTTCGGCGATCAGATCACTGGCGCCTTGGGTAGGGCGTGGACTGCGATCAGCAACACGCTCGGCCCGCCGCTGGCCGAACTTGCGACCGCCGCAAAGGCGGCGCTCGACGGGCTCGGCGAGATCCTGCGGGCCATCTTCGGCGACGAGTTCATCAACTCGCTCGGCGGCGCCGGCGGTGCGCTGCAGACGTTCTTCGGCACCCTCGCCGAGTTCGCCGGCACGCAGATCCTCGCGAACCTCGCGGCGGCGCTGCAGCTGGTCGCCGGTGCGGTCGAAGGCTGGTCGCTCATCTTCCAAGCGATCGCCGCGCTTATTCGTGGCGATTTCAGCGGGGCTCTGCAGCATCTCGGCGCCGCGGCGACCAACGCCAAAGATACGCTGATCCAAGCGTTTACGACGATGACCGAACCCGTCCGGGCCGCGGTCGTCCAGTTGGCGCAGGTCATCATCGACGCGTTTAAAGCCCTACCGGCGCAGATGCTCCAGATTGGCAAGGACATCATTCAGGGGCTCATCAACGGTATTGGATCCATGGCGAGCGCCGCCGTGGACAAGGTGCGGTCGGTGGGGTCGAGTATCGTCGGTGCCGTCCGTGGGGTGTTTGATTCGCACTCGCCGTCTCGCGTCATGCACGCCATCGGCCAAGACGTCATGGCGGGCCTGACGAACGGCATGAGCGCCGGTAGCGCGGGCGCGGTCGCGGTCGCCGAGCAGACCGCCGCGCGCGTGAACCAAGCCGTCGCCATGGCCGCAGCGGCCCAAGGACAAGGACTTGGCGCGACCGTTAGCGCCGAAGCCAAGGAAGCAACGTCCGGCCTCAATTCGCTCGGCAACATGGGCCAGCAAATCGCGTCGACGATCGGCAACGCCTTCGGCTCGCTGATCGACGGCTCGAAGAAGGTCAAAGACGTGGTGCTGGATCTGCTCAAGCAGTTCGGCAACATGATGCTGAACAACGTGTTCCAGGCGATTTCAGGCGGTGCCAGCGGCACCGGCGGTGCGGCCGGCATCGGTTCGATTTTCAGCAGCGTCCTCGGCGCTCTTCCCGGCTTTGCGGCGGGCGGCTCCATGTCGTTCGGCGGCGGCAACAACTCCATGGACAACCAGCTCGCCGCGTTCCGGGTGTCGGCGGGCGAGACGGTCGACATCCACCGCGGCGACCAAGGGCGGCCGGTGCCTGTCGTCAACGTTTACAACAACTTCGACCCGACCGAGTGGGACACGCACATCGCCGGTGTCGCGTCGCCGATCGCGCGACGCGAGGCAGACTCCGCACGCCGTGACGTTCCGGCAATCAGCCGGGCGGCCGACCGCGAAGGCCGGCTGCGCAAAACCCGCACACTACAGGGGAGGTTCGCTTGATGCGCATGGTCGACTGGCCGGTCGGCCTCGCGCCGCGGCGGATTACCCCGCCGCTCGGCCCCAACGTCTACCGCTCCGGCGTCAACGAGACGACGGGCGGCGGACAGCAAACCTTTGCCGGCGTCGGCGGGCGTCTCCGTTGGGGGGCCGACTTCCCGCCGATGACGGGGCGATTGGCCCGCGAAGCCGAAGGCGCCATCACGGACGCGGGCAACGGCGCGAACGTCATCCGGATGCCTTGGATCTACCGAGACCGACGCAGCCCAACCGAGGCCGGCGCGACCCCGGTCGAATGGGGCGGCGGCGTCGCCTGGGACGGTGGTGTTTTGTGGGGTCCCAAATATCCGACCGTGACGCCGAAAGTGTTTCACCCGGTCGGTGCGTCGGTGGTGCAACTCACAAATCAAGAATGGGGGCACCACCTCGGCCGAGGCGAATGGATCGGCTTCGAAGGTGTCTTCGCCGCGCACCGAATAATGCGCGTACTTGCTGAAGGTGTTTATCACGTTTGGCCACCCATGCGCGCACCGATCGCCGCTAGCGAGAACAAATGCACACTGAATCCCGTGGTCGCTTGCACCGTCGCGACAGATTCCGTTAAGTTGATCGAAGATCTAGACCGAGTTACATTGTCTGTCGACTTCGTCGAGTTCTTGCATTCCAAACTTGAGATTTACGTGTCATGAGGATTGACGCAGCGCATAAAACCGCGTTGTCAGCTCCGCACGTCGTCAAGTGCTGGTTCGCGCACCTCCGCATTCCTGGCGCCGAACGTCGGCTTTGCCAAGCTGACGGCCCGGTTACGGCCGGCGGTTACGAGTGGGAAGGCACGACCGATCCGTTCGGCGCGCAGATCGTCCGCATCGAAGAGATACCCGAGCCCGTTGTCGGCGAGGCGCCAGTCGTGCGCATTGTGATATCCGGTGCAAACAAAGAATGGCGCCGCGGGATATTCTCAAGCTCGCCCATAAAGGGCACCCTCTGCGACCTCTACTTCGCGACGTTCGACGCCGAGACACAGACCGAAATCGTCCCGCTCACGAAGCTCTTCCCTGGTCGGCTGACCGCGCCGCAGATGGTAGCAGACGGCGCCGAGGTCCGGCATGTGATGGTGGGTGTCGAGCACATCGGCGCTGCCATCAACTACCCCGCGCCGGATATGGAATGGAGCGCGGCGGGGCAACGCTCCCGCTACCCCGGCGACTCCGGCCTTGATCTGATGAAGACGGGCCGCCGCGAGAAGTACAAGTCATGACGCGCGCGGATAGGCTTCGGGATTTCGTCGCGTCGTGGGACGACGTGCCGGTCGAATATGGCGCGTCCGATTGCTCTATCGTACCCGCGATCTGGGCGGCACGTGAGACCGACAAGCGTATAGAATGGCCGGACTACGCGAGCGAAGCTGAGGCCGCGGCGCTGGTCGAAGACGCCGGGGGATTGGCGAACGTCTGGCGCGAGGTGGCCGAAGGCGCGGGGTTTGCGGCGCACCGGATCGGCGCTGAAGTGCCTGGCCTTGGCGATATCGGCATCGTCGACACGCGCACCCTCGGCCAAGTCGGCGGCATCTTCGCGAACCACGGGCTGATCCTGGTGCGCTGCGACCCGACGCCTGATGCTCCAAGGGGCATGCGCCCGCTCTCGTGGCGGCCGGGGCGCACCGCCGTGGCTGCGTGGAGGATCGCATGATGCGCGCTTTGCTGCTTTGCACCACAGCACTGGTCTGCATCACGACACCAGCCGATGCCGGACCGCTGATCCCGATCGTAACCGGCGTGGGGTCTGCGGTCAGCAGTCTCGGCGGCCTCGGCACCGTTGCAAAGCTTGGCCTCGGGCTCGTCAGCACCGTGGTGCCGATGTTCATGTCGCGACAGCGCCCACAGCGACCCGAGGACGTCACGCGCGAGTCCGAGGGTGAAGAAGGCCCCGCCCGTTGGGCGATGGGGCGCGTCCTGCTGTCCGGCATGGATGCGTTTTGCAACAGCCGCGAAGAAGACACGTACCTCAACTCTCTGCTGGTGCTCGGGCCGATCGACGGCATCGAAGAGACATTTTACGACAAGCGCATCATCACCGTTCGCGACGACGGCAAGGTCGACACGCCGCCCTTCATCCGTCCTGACGACGATTCGTGGATGCGGCTGTGGTTCCGCGACGGCGACGGGTACAACGCGCACTATCCGCAGCTTTCGTACAATTTCCCGCAGGAGATTACGGACGAGTTCTGCCAGCATGGCAACGCCACGATGCTGGCTCGACTCCGCTCGCCGGGCCAGGGCGACGAAAAGCAGATCAAACTCTTCCAGAAAGTGGTCGGGAACGGCATCAAAACCGCAGAGGTCCTGGCGCGGGTCTGTCCGGTACGATGGGTTTACGATCCCCGGACGGACACATCGGGCTGGACGCGCAACGGCGTATTGCTCTGCCGGCACCTCTATTCGCTCCTTCCAGGGTCGGCGAATGACGGGTTCGACGACGACACCATCAGCGAATTGGCCGATGAGGCCGACGCGCTGGAAGACAAGATCATCCTGCTGGACTTCAATGCGCAGTCGGATCTGACCGACGATCGGGTTGGCTCCATCGTCGTCGATGGCACGTGTGAGGCGACATACGAGTATGAATACCGCCTGCTGACGACGACGGGCAGCAGCGCCACGAACGTTCTGCCTAGGCTCAATTTCGACGATGTTCTTGACGACGCCATCGGTCTGCCGACCACCATCAAGATGACGTTGAGCCGCGACGATGCGGACAAGTTCGTTGCCTTTCGGATGGGCAGTGTTGCCCCCACGGTTACCCGCGACGAAGTGCTGACGCATCGAGGCGCCAGCGTGCGCGTCATTGAGGCAACCGGCACGCCGGACGGCGGGCAGCTCGGCATGTTGTGGAACGGCACCGGCGGCCCGTTGGAAGCCAAGATTGACAGGGTGCAGGTGACGGCGATCACCCAAGGGCCGTTCTGCACACTGGACGGTGGTGGCCAAGGTGCCATCACGATGGAGACGTTCCTAGACGCTTGCGAATCTGCTGGTCTTCATCCGTTCCGCAACAACGCTGGAGCGATGTCCTTCAGGTGGATTTGGGACGTTCAGACCCCGGAAGTCGCTTTCACGGAAGAAGACGAGGATATCCTCTACCAGAAGCTCCAAGAGGGGCCGGAGGAGGTTGAGTGTCCGAACCTCGTCAAGATCAAATTCTTCAGCGCTGAGCAACGGTACACCCCGACCGAACTCGCGATCCAGCAGTTCGACCTTTTCGATAGCTCGTACATCGGCCCAGCCTGGGCGCGCCACCAAGACGATATCGACGACAACGGCGAGAAGCCGTTTGAACTGGAGCTGAAATATTGCGGTGACGCCACCCAGGCGGCCCGGATCGGCCGCTGGCGCTACCTCATGGAGCGCGCGGACAGCGTCATGACGACGCTCGGCATGGCCGGGATGCTGGCCCGTGGCCGGCAGGTCTTCGACCTCGACCTTGTCGACATGGCCGAGGATGGCGGACCCCTGTCGGCGCGCGTCTGGAAAGAGGGCGCGGCACCCGCTGATGACGAGACGGGCGCGACCAAACTGCTCGCAAAGGTCATCCCTACCGAGCTGCTAGAGGTGCCGTGGGACACCGCTACGCACGGCGTTGCCCCGCCGCCGACTGTCAGGCTGGATCAATACAAGGCCGATATCGACACCCCGCCCGCGCCCTATGCAGCGTGCTGGATCAAATATCAGTCCGGCGGCGCCATGTCCGGCGCGTATGAAATGCGGATCGGCTTTCAGGGCGTCTCGATCGAAGATGCCGTTGTCGCCAACGCCAACTATCGCGGCTACGATGAAAGCGATCTACCCCAGATGTGGGCCTCAATGGAGGAGACCTCCAGCAACCTAGGTGCGGATGTGGACTCGCTGAGATATGCCTGGAAGGCGGGGGATTTCCGGGACGAGAAGCTCGATTTCAGGGTCTTCGTGTTCAACGATGATGGGGACGGCAGCCACGCTTCCGATCTTCTCGAAATCGCATCGCTGGCGGTCAACAACACCGAGCCCGATCCGCCCGCCGGCACGGTCACTCCCAATTTCGACGACGGCGAGGGTGGGACGTTCACGACCGCGCCAACTGTCGACATACAGATCAGCGTGGCCCGCGATATCAGCGCCGTCCGCTGTGTCGTCGAGATGGCGTCCCCACCGCTGGGCACGAGCTACGCGGTGCTGGCTGAGGTGGATGTTCGGCCCGACGACGTGTTCGAGGTGGCGGACGTCAACGTGAGCACCGCAGGGACGTACAATATCCGGGCGCGCACCGAGACCACGGATGGAACCGCGTCCGACTGGTGGGAAACGACGTACACCACTGCGGTAGACGAATAGCCGTAACGGCGCGCCTTCACCTGACAATCGACAAAAATCAACGAAACGCACGCCCGCCGAGAGGAGCAAGCGATAATGGCCGACCAATACACCGAGAACGATCTTACAGACCCGGTCTCGCTCGACATCCTCAAGCAGCTCATCCGGCAAATCCGCATCGCCGTGAACTCCAATCTGACCGGCGTGGAGTACTATGAGGAGTTGACCGACCGTCCGACCGCGGACGGTAGCCAGTCGCCGGCAGTGGTCGTGGGTGAGGCGGACGCCGGGGACAATGGGCTCTATCTCGACGTGGCCGGGACGTGGACCGGGCCTTATGTCGACATTTTCAGCGGCCTTTCAGGCAAGCTCGACGCCTCCGCCACCACCACGTACAGCCGCACGCTGCTGGACGATGTGGATGCAAGCGCAGCACGGACCACGCTCGGCGCCACCACGACCGGCGCAGCGCTGTTTACGGCGGCCGACGCTCCGGCGGCCCGCACGGCGATCGGCGCGACCACCACCGGATCGGCTCTCATCACAGCGACGGACCAAGCGGCTGGCCGGACGGCGATCGGCGCGCCCTCGACTGCCGAGGCGACGACGGGCGCCGCTGGTCTCATGCCTGCTGCGGACAAGATCAAAACCAACGCGCTCTATGCCGCCTCCACCATCGCCAGCGCCTCTACGATCGACATCGGTGCCCTCGCTGCCGAGTCGGTTGTCGTCACCGGCACCACGACGATAACGGGTCTCGGCACGGCGCCCGCGGGCGTCAAGCGGTCGCTGGAGTTTGCCGGTGCTTTGACGCTGACCCACAACGCCACGTCGCTCATCCTGCCGGGCGGCGTCAACATCATC